CGCTCGCTTTGATGAAGATACTAAGGCGGCATTCGCTGACTTGTATACGAAAGTTGATTCTAAGGTCATCGTATCAGAACAGAATGGTGACACTGAATCGACTACTAATCCAGAATTCTAATATGAAAACCAATTGGAAACAAATCACCGTTGATGTTCGTAAATCTAGTGGTGGAAACTTTGATATGTCTGTTCGGAAATCCAAGGTAAATGGATACGAAGTTATTGATTTGATGTATGACCTATCTAGATCTCCTACAGAAAAGAGTAATCTTGCTCAGAAGGTTAGAGATGCTCTGGGAGTCACCTCTTGTACATATATCATCGGTCTCCGTGACCAGTACGATCAGTTCGGAAATGATTTATGTAATCCATTAAATGGATACGTCGGAGAGACTGGTGATTTCGTAGGTCGTATGTACGCACTTCGTCAGTCTTTTAATAATCCCAAGTACAGTGTCTATCATGGTCTGGGTCGGTATCTTCGTAGGAATAATATCGGATTAGATCAGTTGTTCTGCCGAGTGATCCCGACAAAAACTAAGAACGAAGCACTGCATCTGGAGCAGAAAATCCAGTTAGATTCTCGTGATAAATTTGGTATGAGGTTTGCATGGGAAGATGGTGCTAGTTCTGGTCGTGGTAGTGCTGTACATAAAGCACTAGACCTGATCGAATGCATTACTGATCCAACCGAGTTAGATACTCTGGTTGATTATATTAAGTCTCATAGGAAAACTATTAATGGCAAAAAAGTACGATCCAACGGAAGGACGTAAATTCGATTCTGGTAAAACAGAATACGGTTTGCTACCTCCATTCATTCTTGAAGAGATTGCTAAGGTGATGACCTTCGGCGCTCAAAAGTATGAACGTGAGAATTGGCGATATGTTGATGATGGTAAACGTCGATACTTCGATGCACTGCAACGACATATCTGGGCATGGAAACGTGGTGAAGTCTACGATCCAGAATCAGGAATGCATCACCTCGCCCATGCTGGATGCTGTCTGATGTTCCTTGCGGAGTTGGACATTGAAGAAAATAATGCTTGCAAAAGCGAATAGTCTGTGTTATAATAGACACATCAAAACGAAAACCTCTCGGAGTTTAAATTATGCAACTATCTGAAAACACATTCGGTATCCTGAAAAACTTTTCTGGTATCAATCCAAACCTTGTGTTCAAACAAGGCAATCAACTGAAGACCATCTCTGTCGCCAAGAACATCCTTGCGACTGCAACTATCACGGAAACCATTCCTCAGGAATTCGGTATCTATGATCTGAATGAGTTCCTAAGTGTTGTCGGTATGTTTGATACACCAAATCTCGAGTTCGTGAACAATTCTGCGTTGAAAGTTCGTGATACTTCTGGTTCACAGTCGGTAAACTACTTCTTCAGTGATGTATCAAACCTGACTGCACCATCAAAAGATATTACAATGCCTCAGTGTGAGATTGAGTTCGATCTAACCGATTCTCAACTAAATACTCTTCGCAAGGCTGCGTCTACATTGGGTGTATCTGATGTTGTGATCACTAAGAATAGTGCTGGTGAAATTGTTATCAAAGTCACCGACACAAAGAACCCTACATCAAACTCCTTTGACTTGGAGTTGGGTGCTGGTGCTAATGCTGTTGCCAATGCATCAGACTTTAGTATGGTATTCACCATTGGTAACTTCAAGTTTACCTCTGGAGACTATCGTGTACGACTCAGTTCTAAACTGATTTCACATTTTAAAAATAAGACTACTCCAATTGAATATTGGGTCGCTCTTGAGAAATCTTCAACATTCACCGCTTAATACATAGGAGAAAAGCATGACTGAACAAACTACTACAACCCCTGAGCAACAACAGCCAGTTGGCGTATCACTGAACGACATCGCTTTGGCGGTTCGGATCATTGATCTTGCTGCTGAACGTGGTGCATTTAAGGGCGTCGATATGAGTGCCGTTGGTACTTGTCGCGATCGACTCGCCGCATTCGTGACTTCTAATGCACCGAAGGCCGCTGAAGAGACTGCTCCCGAAGCAGACGCTGAGGCTGCCGCTACCGCTGTCGCTTAATTGATATAAGGTTATATTATGAGTGTCGTTCAAACAAATGTTGCGAAGATCCCTACGGATCCCGCTGAACGCAAAAAAGTTATGGACGCACTGATGGAAATCAGTGCATCTATGACGAGGATGGAAGCAGAACGTGATCTGATCAAATCTATCCTCGAACGTATGGAAGACGAGTTCGAAATTCCTAAGAAACCTGGACGTAAGTTGGCGAAGATCTACCACAAACAGAACTTCTCCGAGGTCAAGGAAGAACAGGAAGAACTTGAAACTCTATACGAAACCATCGTGGGATAATCCACAAATTTATCATTCTATATAAGGAAAACTGAAATGACTAAAACATCTAAACTCGAAACCGCATTGAAATCTGGCGCATCTTTGACCGCTAAGCAAATTACTGCTCAATTCGGTATCAAGAATCCTCATGAGGCAGTCCGTCAACTTCGTTTGTCTGGTGTATGCGTTTATGCTAACGAGGCTACTCTATCAAAGGGTGGCAAGACTACTAAGTATCGTGTCGGTACTCCTACAAAGGCAATGGTTGCCGCTGCTTACGCTTCTGTCGGTGGTGAGTTGTTCGCCTAAAGACCGAAGAGAGTAAACCCGACTGAGGGGTTTACACTACTAGGGGAATGTGGTATAATAGTCACATTCCCCTTTTTATATTATGGAGATTATCAAATGACTTGGGATAAACGTGCCGAACATACCTCACGTGTCCACCGCCGATTACCGAAAGATGTATACTCTACGAATGCTAATATACATGGACATCGGTATAAATTGATGAGTGGATGCAACCTCTGCAAAAAGATGAAACCCCTCGCCGAGTTCTACGTAAGAACTGATCGGGTTGAAGGTGATCCTAATGCAGTATATAAAGCATGTATCCCGTGTTATGATAATCGTAAGAAGAATGGTAGTGCTAAAGAACAACGTCGTCGTTCTGCAAACACACTTGAACTATTTTTTGATTGAAAGAACTATATGAGCGTAAATGACTTTTTGTGGGTTGAGAAATATCGTCCACAGACTATTGAAGATTGTATTCTACCTGAGCATATCAAATCCACCTTCCAAGAGATTGTGAAGACTGGTGAGATGCACCACATGTTGTTATGTGGAACCGCTGGTCTGGGTAAGACTACGGTCGCTAAGGCGCTATGTAATGAACTAGATCTGGACTACATGATCATCAACGCATCTGAAGATGGTAACATCGACACATTGCGAGGTAAGATCAAACAGTTTGCGTCTACCGTATCTTTGTCTGGTGGATATAAGGTCGTCATCCTCGATGAGGCAGATTATCTTAATGCGCAGTCAACTCAACCCGCATTGCGTGGATTCATGGAGGAGTTCAGTAATAACTGTCGTTTCATCCTGACATGTAACTTCAAGAACCGTATCATCGAACCACTCCACTCTCGTTGTGCAGTGATCGAGTTCAATATAGCAAAGAAAGATACACCTAAACTACTCGCTCAGTTCATGAAGCGATTGAAGGGTATTCTAGACACCGAGACCGTGACATACGACGACAAGGTACTTGCAGAAGTTATCATGAAGTTCGCTCCTGACTGGCGTCGTGTCATCAATGAGTGTCAACGTTATGGTGCATCTGGTGCGATTGACAGTGGTATGTTATCCTGGATGAACAAGTCCAATATCGATCCGTTGATGACCTCACTTAAAGATAAGGACTTCAAGAAGATGCGTCAATGGGTTGCAGATAACATGGACAGTGAACCGGCGGCGATTTTCCGCAAGATCTATGATGGGTTGAACGATTCACTCGCTCCTCAGTCTATCCCGCAGATTATCCTTATCCTCGCAGAGTACCAGTATAAGAACGCATTTGTCGCCGACCATGAACTAAATACCGTTGCATGTATGATTGAGATCATGGCAACTGCGGAGTTTAAATAATGACTAGTCTATTAGCTATCATAGGTTCGTTCTATAAAGACAATGATGATGATATCTTTGCAAAGATTTTCCTCAACGAGTCTACTGGATATTACGAAGTTCATATGTATGACGGTTCTCTTAAAGAAGAACCTCCTGTCATTCTATGTACCAAATATACTGATGCGGTTACAGCTGCGACGGAGTGGACATCATGAGTAGTCCATTCGATTATGTCAATGCGATCAATCAAACCAAAGTCGACATCATGGTTGATGATCTGGAGGAGAAATCGTATTCCTCTTATATGGTCAATCGTTCCCTTTCATATTTTCCGGAGACCACACTACTCGCCAATGAGATGAACATTCATCATCACTTAGATAGTAAATTGCAATTTCATTTTTTACTAAATACTATTCGTAAGGGAAAACGCTTCTCCAAGTGGGCGAAAGCGGATAACCCAAAAGACATCGAAGTGGTTAAAGAATACTATGGATACAGTAATGAGAAAGCCAAAGTAGCACTAACCCTTCTAGATGATGAACAGATTAACGAATTGAGATTGCGAGTGTACAAAGGTGGAACAACTAAACGAAAACTATGAAATACAGGGATGGACTCCAGCTTCTATGTTGGAGATCACTCTGAATGAACCAGATGATTTCTTAAAAGTGCGAGAGACTCTAACTAGAATTGGTGTCGCTTCACACAAAGAAAATAAACTATATCAGTCTTGTCATATCCTACACAAACAGGGTCGGTACTTCATTGTACATTTCAAAGAACTGTTTCTGTTGGATTGTAAACCCTCTAACCTGATGTTGAATGATGTTCAACGTAGGAATGCTATCGCTACCTTGTTGAGCGATTGGGGCCTAATCAACATTGTATCGTCTGATGTCATTAAAGATAAAGCACCACTAAGACAGATCAAGGTGATCTCTCATAAAGAGAAGCATCAGTGGGAACTTTGTCCAAAATATAATATCGGTAACACTAGAAAAAGTGTTGATCAAGTATAAATAAAAACGTGAGAAGAGGGTAACTCACGTTAAACAACCCTCGCCACTATCAGGATATGCCTTCGGGGTATCCACATTAACTTAACTCGCTTTTAAAGGAGAATAAAGCATGACATATACTAGTGCCGACTTGGCATCTCTAATCGAACGTTCTCGCCGACTCCACGTTGGTTTAGAAGATCAATTTGATCGCATGTGGCGTGTCCACAATTCCGCTCAGGGAACGCTCACCAATAACTATCCCCCATATAACATTCTCAAAGATGGTGACAAGTACACCGTTGAGATCGCTGTAGCTGGGTTCAGAGATAGTGACATTGACATTGAAGTCAAGGAAAATCAACTTGTCGTTTCAGGCAAAATCCCAACAGAACCATCAGAAGACGGACCTCAGTTTGTCCATCGTGGTATTGCAGCACGTGAGTTTACTCGCACGTTTGTATTATCAGATGATGTAGTTGTTAATGGAGCAGAACTTGAACATGGTATGTTGAGTATCCATCTGGAACACATCATTCCAGAAGCGAAGAAACCTCGTAAGATTGAAATCGGTGTTCCGGTATTAACTTCCGATACAAAAACTTTATTGACTGAATAAAAAATTTTCATCAAATAAAGTGGTATTGGGGTTAACCCTAAGACTAAATAAATTATGAGGGGAGATGGGACTGCTCCCCAATTCAGTCCCAACACACTACACACAGGAGAACATTATGTTCACATTAAAAGCTGTTGCGCAGCATAACGCAGATTTCGTTGACTCTTTCATCGACCTTAAAGTCGAAGGTTGGAAAACCTATGAGAAGGCATTCAACGCATACACATACTCTTTCTTTAAAGATAACATGACCAAAGCGACCGCTCTTGTTGAGAAGACCGCTGAAAACATGAAATCTGCAAACAGAAAGGTGGTGGATCATGTCTAATAAAAATCCCTTCGAAATCCGCACAGAAATGCTCCATATGGCTAAAGACTATATGGATCGTCAATGGGAAATGAACTATATGTTCACCCAACAGATGTTTGATCAAGGTAAAAAGACAGCGGAAGAAATGCAAGCTGCTCTGAAACCTTATTCAACTGAAGAAATGATGAAAAAGGCTGCAGAACTTTATTCTTTCGTATCTAAGAAAGACTAATCATGTGGCCTGTTTCAGATGAAGAGTGGGAAGCTTGGTTCAATCAACCAAGTAAATAACACACTCACTATACTCCCATCGGACAAAATCCGGTGGGATTTTTAACGTATATCTTACGAGGATAAAAATGCTAACTACTATTAAAAAACTAATCGACAAACTATTTGCTCAGAGAAACTCCGTGGAAGAATTCATTGTGAGCAAGAACCCACAAACCGCTGCAGACGTTGAGCATTGGGCACGTGTATATGCTCAGAAGAACGGAGGATGGTCAGTATGATTAAAAATATCCTACTATCTATCGTAGAGTTCTTTGAATGTGTTGGTCGCTCTAGAGCGGCCGCAGAATTCGCCAGACTCGGCCGTCATGACTTAGCTAGAGCGATTATGCTTCACAAGTAATACTTTACATAAATAAGAAAGTGTGTTATAATGGTAACATTAAATATGAGAATACTTTCTTTCGAAACCCTTCAGCGAGGAAACTGGCTAATACGAGTATCTGTTCTCGGGACAGAGAACATACTCGTATGCATGTATAATGAAGCTACGGGCGAATCTATTGTTCGATCGTACACTGATGAGTTAGATGCTAATCTCTATATTGAATACATATTACATAAACATTTACTAAAGGATGAATTTGATGAGTGAAGTTAAATTAATGAGATTGAATAGCGGTGAAGAAATTCTCTGTACAATTATTTCCCAAGACGAGAAGCAAGTTAGAGTCGAGGACCCTACGGTAATCATTCCAACTGAAGATCGCAACATCGGACTCGCTCCATGGATGCCATACGCTCAAACCAATGGTATGGCTATCAAGGCAGATTACATCGCATTTACTGTTGAACCACATCCCCAACTAGCAGAACAGTATCGTTCTATCCACTCCAAGATTATTACCCCTCCAACTTCTATCGTAACATAAAACTTGCATATTAACATCATATGTGTTATAATGTAATTTAATTGTTATGGAGAGTTTGTTTTGGAATTTTTTACAAATGTTGCCCGTTATGGCAACTCTATTTTGTATCGTGGGTATATGGATGGCAAACGCATCCACAAGAAAGTCCCCTTTCAACCGACGTTGTACGTCCCGGACAAAAAGGGTACTTGGACAACTCTAGACAAGCAAACTGTATCCCCGATGCAATTCGAGGATATGAAAGCTGCAAAAGAGTTCATCAGTAACTACGGTGAGGTAGAGAACTTTAAGATCTACGGCAACACCAACTACATTTCCCAATTCATTCACGACTTCTTCCCTGGGCGGGAGATCCCATTCGATTCTACCAAGATCAATGTCTGCAATATCGACATTGAGGTTGAGTCGGATGATGGGTTTCCCGAACCAGATGAAGCGAAGCATCCGGTCACCGCAATCGCATTGAAGAACAGTGTTCTAAACACTTACTTCGTATGGGGTACTGGTGAGTGGAGTCTTGACAAGTCTGAGATGAAGGATCAGTTGGCAGACTGTGAAGTTAAATATCTAAAGTGCGCCAATGAAACAGAACTGCTCAAGTCTTTTCTTGCATATTGGACGCAACCTAATCTGACACCAGACGTTGTCACTGGTTGGAACGTCCGGATGTTTGATATCCCATACTTGGTCAATCGTATCAACATCATGTTGGGTGAAGACAATGCAAAGAAGATGTCACCTTGGAAGATGGTGCAACATCGTGAGATTACTCTGAAGGGTAAACGACTCAATGCATACGACTTAGTAGGTATCCAACAGTTGGACTATCTGGACTTGTTCTTGAAGTTCGGTGTTCAGACCTATGGTAAACAAGAATCTAACCGTCTAGATCATATCGCTCAGGTTATCTGCGGTGAACGTAAACTGCAATTCGACGGTAATCTGTTCACGTTGTATAAGACAGATCATCAGAAGTTTATCGACTATAACATCCGAGATGTATGGTTGGTTGATGGTATTGATGTGAAGACTGGTCTGATGAACCTTGCGTTCACTCTGGCATATAAGGGTGGTGTCAATTACGTCGATACACTCGGGACCACTGCGATCTGGGATACTATTATCTATCGTCGACTTGCAGAATCTAATATCGCAATCCCTCCCAACAAAGATACACCAAAGTCCGAGTATCCAGGCGCATACGTCAAGGAACCTATTCCTGGAAAATACGACTGGGTTGTTTCCTTTGACTTGAACTCACTGTATCCATCTATCATTATCCAGTTGAACATGGGTCCTGATACGATTATCAATGGTGTGACTCCTGGAGTTGATGTGGATCGTTGTCTGGATGATACCAATACTCCAAACACTATTCCCAACTCTGCGATGAGTGCCGCTGGTATTCACTTTGATACATCATTCCAAGGTGCGTTACCCAACATCATTGATGCTTTCTACAAAGAACGTGTCACGATCAAGAAACAAATGTTGGCGAACAAACAGGCTAAGGTTAACTTAGATCCGTCCGCTAAGATCGAGAAGTTCCGTCTGGAACGAGAGATCGCTCAGGGTGATAGTCAACAGATGGCGATTAAGATTCTACTCAACTCACTTTATGGTGCGATGGGTAATCAATGGTTCCGATACTACGATAACCGTATCGCCGAGTCTATTACGTTGTCTGGTCAGTTAACTATCCGTTGGGCAGAACGTGCGGTCAATGACTTTATGAACAAAGCGATGGGAACTAGTGATGAAGACTATGTCATCGCAATGGATACAGACTCGTTGTATCTGAACTTCGGTCCTTTCGTTAAGAAGTTCCTTGGCGAAAATCCAGATACTCAAAAGGCAGTGCGATTCCTAGACAAGGTCTGTGAAGATAAGTTCACCAAGATCCTGGATGGTGCGTATGCAGAACTGTATGATAAGATGGGCGGATACGAAAATCGCATGGTCATGAAACGTGAAGGTATCTCAGATAAGGGTATCTGGGTTGCAAAGAAACGATATATTCTGAACGTCTGGAACAACGAGGGTGTTCAATACAAAGAACCTCAGACTAAGGTTATGGGTATTGAGGCGGTCAAGTCTTCCACTCCTGCGATCTGTCGTGACAAGTTCATGGAAGTGTTTAAGTTGCTGATTGATGGTGATGAAGGTGATGTACGTAGGTTCGTCAACAATTTCCGTGAAGAGTTCCGAACATTATCACCTGAAGATATATCGTTCCCTCGTGGTGTTAGTGACATTATCAGTTGGGCGGATCGTAAGACAATCTACAAGAAGTCCACGCCAATTCATGTACGTGGTTCTCTGCTATATAATCACTACATCAAAGAAAACGGTTTAGATAAGAAGTATGAGTTGATCAAGAACGGCGAAAAGATCAAGTTTTGCTATTTGCGCTTGCCAAATCCGATAAAAGAGAATATAATGTCATATGCAGAAACGTTTCCTGAGGAGTTGGGTCTGCGTAAGTATATTGATTATGACATGCAGTTTGACAAATCTTTCGTTGATCCATTGAACCTTATCTTGGATGCGATTGGTTGGTCTTTAGAAGATAAGAACACACTTGAAGAATTTTTTGGATGATTAATTTAAATAAAGAAGATGCGATATATGCCGGTGACAAGTTCATCGACTATATGAGCAAATTCACTAAGATCGAAGAATACTTTCGCATGAAGAAGATCGAACGTATCAACTCTATGCCGGCGACCTTAGATGGTTATGGTTTTGAAGAAGATATGTTCAGTGACTTCACTATGCACCCAAAAGACATGGACTTTGAGGTAGTGGTATTACCTTCCGCTCAGTTTGATACTATGCTAGAAATGACCGCATCGTTTACATACGAGAACAGTCCTGGCAAAGAATTGAAGTTAGGTATTCGTGAAAAGAACACCAAGAAGTATGTCGGGTTCATTAAACTTGCATCACCCTTGATCAACTCCAAGCCACGTAATGACTGGTTGGGAGGTGTTCCTGATCTAACTATCTTCAATCGTCACGCCATGATGGGTTATATTATTGTTCCCGCTCAACCGTTTGGATTTAACTATCTGGGCGGTAAGTTGTTGGCGTTGGTATGTTGTTCTCATGAAGTGCGTGAGATGATCAACAAGAAATATCCTGAGATGGATACATGTGTATTTGAAACTACTTCTTTGTATGGTAGTATCAAAGGCACTAGTCAGTATGATGGTCTGAAACCATTCCTGCGTCATACTGGTGATACCGAGAGTAAGTTCATGTTGACATTGTCAGATGAGTTCTACGATGAGATGAATGATTGGTTTAAGGTTCGCAACAATGATCAACCTCTGTTACCTAGTGGCACATCTTCACGTAAACTCAAGATTCAAACCATGATGGTTGGTGATATCAAACGTGCATTGAAAGATCATGATCCTGAGAAGTATCTTCAGTTTGTGAATGCAGTCAAAGCGTCGACCGATATCACGACACAGAAACGTTTCTATATGTCTACATATGGTTATGAGAATAGTCGTGAAGTTCTATTAGGCACTGCTGACAAGTTGATTCCCAACAAAGAAAACTACGATAAGCATTACATGAGTAACATCACTGAGTGGTGGAAGCGCAAGGCGACCAGTCGTTATGAAACCTTGCAGAGTGAGAACCGTATCCGTATGGAACAGGAGATCTGGAACGCTGATACGATGGATAAGATTGATATTATACGATGATACCTGAACTGATTTTAAATATCCAGAAATGTTTAACCCCCGATCTACTGAAAAAAGAATATCGTGCGGAGAATTCTACAAATCCTATGTTTGGTCATTGTTATGTGGCTTCTGAAGCACTCTTCCATTCATTGGGAGACCGAGACAAGTACTCTGCGGCTTGTGGTCGAGATGAACAGGGCATTGTTCATTGGTGGATCGTAGACAATATGACAGGAGAGATACATGATCCTACTGCTGATCAGTATCTAAGTAAGGGTAAGACCCCTCCGTACGCTAAGGGTCGTAAGACAGGGTTTCTAACCAAATTACCATCAAAGCGGGCTCAAGTCGTGCTTGCAAGAATGGCGAATTTGTGATATAATAGTACATTACACACATTGGAGTATATAATGACAAAACAAGTTGACCTAAACCAATACACTAAATTCGTAGAAAACGTTACATCTAAAGAGAGTAATGTCTATGATCATATGCGCCGACGCATGGATGAACTGTCTAACGACAACCTAGGATATAACTTCTCTCTTCTGATGACTGCCGCAATTGGTATGTCTGCAGAATGTGGTGAGTTCAATGAAATTCCCA